GTTGGCGAACCACGCGCCAGTGTAGTAGCAGGTATAGAGCACAACCGACCCGGCCATCTGCTGGACGCCAGTCGCGGTAGCAACGCCGTTGATGGTGTCGGTGCCGCTGCCCCAAACAGTGATCGGCGAAGTCGTGGCGTTCTCGACGATGATCGTCAGTCCCGGCGCCGACGCCGGGAGCGCAATGCCGCCGTTCGTGGTGGTCGTGGCGACGAGGTTCAGTTCCTTGGCGACAAGGGAGTTGGTAATCGCCGACACCTGACTGGTTGACAGCGCGGAAATGCCGGCCGTGCCGGTGGTCGAGGATTCGTAGAGCAGGCCGGTCAACGTGGCGTTCACGAACGTCGGGCTTTCGTTCGCGGTGCCAGCCGTGTAATCGGCAATGTTCTTAACGGTGATCTGCTGAGTGGTCGCGGCGGGATGGGACGCACCATCCAATCCCTGAACATGAAGTACTTCATTGCCAGTGAGGGCCATTTTTTACTCCATCAGTTGGGCGCCTCGTGGCGCGGTGTGATTACTTCTTGGCGCCGAGTTCTTCCTCGTGGCGCTTGTGAATCGCCTTCTGATCGGTCTGATGTCGCTTGTGCATCTCGGCGATCTCGGCCTGATGCCGGGCGTGGATTTCCGCCGGGTTGACGGTCTCCTCGCCTTCATCGACCTGGGCAGCCTGCTGGGTGTCGGAGGGGCGCACGACGGTGGGCTTGCCGGCGTCGTCCTGACCGATAGAGGGGGTATCGTCATAAAGACGGGCAGCCTTGGAAGCCATCGTCTGGAACTCCTTGAGGTTAGCGGTAAAGCACGTTGACGGTGATGCCCGTCGTGGCGTTGCTATTGTCATTGTCGGCAATGCCGCCAGTGATACACAGGCCAATGCCGTTGGTGAACGCCATGCCAAATGGCGGAACTACTTGCACCGTGTTGTTCTGCGGCACCGGAAGGGTATGCAGAACCGTGTCACTGTTGCAGGTCGGGGCCGTCGCCTTGTCATAGAGCTTGACGTAGGCGGTGGTGGCGTTGGTATTCGTGGCCAGCAATTCATACAGCGAACCGGACGATGCCTTGACGCTGGTGGAGTTGGTCGAGGCGCCTGAGATCACATGCGCGGCCGTGGCCGGCGAGAAGGCGATGAAGCAGGGCGTCAAGGCCGTGCTCGGGCAACCAGTGATGGTCAGGTAGCCAGGCTGCTGCGGAATCGCTGCTTGCTGCGCCTGGGCCGTCAGAGGCGCCAGCAGGAGGCCAAGGGCGAAGAGAGCGCGGATCATACGGCCGCCCCCCGCTCAACCTTGGACAGCGCCACAGGGCGGCGGCGGGGCGGCGCATTGCCAACAAACGGTTCTCCGTCCTTGTCGTCGGAGCCGAGAGAACGGACGCTGGTCACATCCTTGCGGGCGCCCATCACCGGGAGACCGCCATCACCGTGGACAACCTCAACCTTGCGCGCAGAGGCGCGGGCGAAGTCCATGGTGTCGTCAAAATTCTTAGGAAGGCCGCGGTACGGCTTGCCAGCGAGGCGGGCGAGTTCTTTCGCCTCAGTCTCCAGGCGCTCGTAGAGGCTACGCATAGCGACGCGGGCCGGCTCATTCAGCGGCTCCATGTCGGTGTTCGGCTCTTCGGTGTATTCGATAATCTCGCCGGGATCATACATAGTATCATTCGGCGCATAGAACTGCTCCAGCAGCCGATAGACCGGGACATCGTTCGGGATCGGCAGGTATTCCGCCATTTCAGGCTCCATTAAAGAGGAAGGGGAGGCCGAAGCCTCCCCCGCCAGGATTAGTAGTTGATCGCCATGTTAGAGCCGGTGAGGCTCGACGGCGGGTTGAGCACGATACCGGCAGCCACAGCGCCAGCCGACCAAGTGCCAGACCCACCCAGCGTGTATGTGAGGTAGTAGAAGCGGGGCTTCGCCTCACCAGGAACCCGCGGGGGGATCGGGAACTGTAACACCGTGCCCGAACCGGAGGGGTTCGAGGCGCTGTAGTTGTTGACCAGATTGCTGGTGGCAATCGCGGCCGACGTATACAGCAGGGTAGCGGTGCCAGCGGCATAGCTGCCGTTGTCGATGGCGCCATAGAGGTTGACCGTCAGGGGCGGAGAACCGCTGGCGGCAGTGAACGTGGTGAACACGTTTACCTGCACGGTCGGCGGAACCACGCCATCGCCAATGCCCAAATCCGCCGAAAGGACCGACCCGGAAACATTGTTGAACACGACGGGGGCGGCTGCACCCTGGTAGGTGGCCGAGGTCAGCGAGCCGGTGTTAGCAACGGCGCCAGCGTAGATGTCGATGGCGTTGCTGCTGTAGCCCGTCTGGCCGGCGGTCAGGGCAGTGAGAGCCTGACCGGCCGACCAAGACGAAAACTGGAGCGAGGTATCAACGAACATAGTGAAAACTCCTTGTCTTCGAGATCAGACGATGCGGCTCTCGGTGTTGATGATGGCATCGACCACGCGGATCGGCAGGTCGCGGAACTCCATGCAGGGGTCGCCCGCGAAGTCCTTGGTGGAGAGCAACACGTTCTTGTCGCGGATGGCCTGGATGTCCATCCAGGTCCGAGAGGTACGATTGCAATACCAGGCCTGACGAGTGCCCATCTGCGGATCGGTCGGAGCATCGCTTTCGGTGATGCCGGAACCGCGGCGGGTCGAGGTCGGGAACCGGGTCACAGCCTGCGACATCAGCACGAACAGGTCAGGCGGGCTGACGCCCTTGAGGCCGCTGGTGGTGGTGTCAATGTTGCAGATGCGAACGCCGAAACGCCAATCCTTGACGCACAGGCCCATCTTGGCCTGAAACAGCGAGGTGTAGGCTTCGAAGCGGTTGCCGCTGCTGTCATAGGCCGGCACCATGTCGCCGAGGTCTTTGTACTGGAGACCGGACGGCGAACCCTTGGGGAAGATGCCGAAGATGCTATGGTCGCCCCAGCCAATGCCCCAGATCGAGGTGTTGGCAGAGCCGGTGCCACCAGCGTCAAACACGTTGGCAGCCGAGAGGGCGGTCGAGGTGCTGACGGTGTTATACCGCGGGGCCAGGCCGGTAAACTGCGTCGGCTTGGTGGCCTCGTTGCTGTAGACTAGCGCGGAGCTGATCTGCTGCGACAGGCCTTCAACGTGGCTCATGTCTTCGCCGTAGCGGAAGGCGCGAACGTCGCCGTTGAGGTCGGCGATACTCTTGTCCACGATGCTGTAATCGACGAGTTCGCCGATGGAATCCTGGAACTGAGCCGTCAGCGACTTGCTCGACGCCACGCCCTGGTTGGCGCCGCGCCACACGCCCTGGGGCAGGCCGACGCGAACGGTGGTCTTGTGGCCGAGGGGCAGGTTGCCCTCCTGCCAGATGATGTCCTTGAGCATCAGGTTGCACTGGGACAGCAACTCGGCGATGACGGCCGGCTTGCCGCTGGGATCAGCCCGGCGCGCCCAATCAACAATCGAAGGGAGAACGTTGGTCGACATGGTGAGGCTCCGTTTGGGATGGCGCTATGCGCCGATTGGTCAGCCCGGCCCGTAAAGGGTATCCAGGCGGGATTTGGTTTGAGGGGCAGACGCGCCGGCAGGGACGGCTTTACTGTCCTCGTGCAAGAATTGCTTGCCAAGGCGAGCGAAGAACCGAACCATTACCGGGTTATTTCCCCAGCCTGTTTTGTCCATTAGCTGGCGGAACTCCGCGCGCTCGGTCTCATTGCCGCAGAACGGGGCATTGAGGAATCCGATTGCATCACTGAGGACAGTCTGTGAATCCTTTGCGCCAAGGATTTCCTGTCGCCATGACTGCTGCGTGTCTTGCCAATGCTTCTGGTAGTGAGCGTTGACGGACTCGACGGCCTGCTGAACCTGCTGGACGTGCATGTCCACCAGTTTCTGCCCTAGTTCCTGCGGTGCCTTGAACTCGGCGAGGAGCGAGGTGTATTCACCAAGCGTTTCGTCTTTGAACGCTAAACCCTCCGGGAGAACGAAGGGGTCGTAATGCGGATCCTCAACCGGAGCCTCTTCGGTCTGGGTCTTGTCTTCCGCGCCCTCAACGACCTCTGCCGCCTCGGGAACCTGGGCTTGCTGGCTGGCGTCAAGCGCCTCGCCTAGCACTGATGTCTCTGCCGGAGCGGCCTCTTGCGCAACGTCAGCAGTAACCGGAGCCTCGACAACAGCCGTGGCTTCCGCAGCAGCCGGAGCCGCTTCGGTATTGGTGTCGGTCATGTTTCCCCTTGCTCTGGATCAGACGCCGGATGGCGGCGCGAGGGGGCTGTCTTTGCGCTCCTCGGCCTCTTGAACCATCAGGGTGTAGGTAGCGGGAGCGGCCTTCATCACATCGCCCAGGAGCAGCAGGCCGATGTACCGCTTGCCCTCACGGAATGCGATGGACAGTGGACTGGCATCACGCTCGCAGAACGATGTGCGAAAGACCTCAGACTGCCGCAGAATGTCGTGGACCCATCGCCGTCCTTCACGGTCGGCCATAATCTTGGCAACGAACTCTAGCCTGAGTTTACGGCGGCGCCCGGCCTGCTTCTTGACCTTGTTGACGCTCTCAGGGTCAGCAGCATCAAACGACTGTTCCGCCTCTTCCTCGGCAGCAACAACGGAGGCGCGCTCAACCATCACGCCCTCGGCAGATAATGGGTTTCAATCGTCGCCAGGGTATCCTGCCTGGACATCGACCGCTGGTCAGCGAGATCGAGAGCGTGTGCCCGAGCTTGCCGCAGCACGCCCTCAACGCGCAGCCAGACGAAGTGCGGCGTCATCGGCGACATCTTGACCACCGACCCGGCCATGCTCTCCAGGCTATCCCGAATGCCAAGCCACTCAGGTTTGCCCTGCTGGTAGTGGATTAGCTGCCCCGCACATCCAGCCGCTTGGGTGAGGTGGCCGACCAGATCAGCACACGTCGGGCCGTTGGCTACCTTCGCCATGGCCGCGCACTTGTCAGCCGCCAGGGCGAGGTTATGCGACAGCCGGTCGATGCAGGCGTGTTCGTCGGCGTAGATCATTGGTTCGGGCTGACTCCGAGCATCATGTTGAGAGCGGTGTTGCCGGCGCCGACCTGGGTTCCGGCGAGCGTCTGCGCCGCCTGCGGCACCACCTGGGCAGCGTGCGAAAGCATCTGCA